ATGCAGTTTCCCACAGAGGTCGATTTCGAATTCTTGGCCGAATTTGAAATGGGCAATCTCGACGATTCTGCATTCGGAGCCCCCCCTGGCTTCCCCATTCATGACGATGAGTCTGAAGTGGAGCCTGAGGCGGCAGAATTGCTCGTCGAGGGCGCTACAGTTCCCGGTTTGTCCGGGTCTGGCGCCACGATGGGTGATTCTAAGGATAGGGTGAAGGGCGGTAAGGGCCCGACGCGCGAGTCTCGGCTCGAGATGCTGCGAAGCGTCTGGAGCGCGGCCGTTGCTGCGGTAGTCCAAACCCCCCTTCATTCTAAGAGTATTAGGCCTGACGTGAAGGCTTGGCACCTTCACGTTCGGAAACGGCTCGGACAGATCGCTGGAGGGCGAGGGGTCGAGTGCGCCGTCGCTGAGATGAAGAATCTCGCGTCAGCTTGCCGTGCGGCGTGGGTTTCTTCGAAGCCCCCGTCGCACTGGGCACTCCGCTCCTGCCCCCCCGATCTCCGACGCTCCCAGAACACCTGGGCGCAGCTAAGCATGCTTGGCCGCGCCCTGCCTACTGGGTCGGCCCGCCACGCTCGGGAGAGCCTTGCTTCTCACAAGGCAGTCCTAACTTCCGAGTTTGTGACGGACCGGGAGTCCCTGGTGTCGATCAGGGACTTTGCGTCGTCCTGGGCGAGGCAGTACCTCCCCCGTCACCCGGAATGGTCGACGGTCGCCGGTATCCCGCAAGGGACCTCTGCGACCTACGACTGCACTCGTGACGAGGGGGGCTTGTCTCGCTCGGTATCCGAGTCCTTGGCTTTTGAGGCCGACTACCTGGAGCCACATGACGAGATGCCAGAGGACTGGCACATGATCATCAAGGAGCTCCAGGTCGTCGGTTCCGCTCTGTCCGAACAGTGGCCACCCTTTCCCAAAGGGAGAGTGGTCACCATCGAAGAGCGAGGGCACAAAGTACGCATCGTGACCGCCATGCAGCGGTACGCGCTCGTACTTGGGCACCTCGCCCGTCGTCGTCTTGCTCTCGGGCTACAGAAGTGGCCCTTGACCAAGCATGTTCGGGAAGGCGAGCCAAGGAAAGTGGGCGCGGACTTCGTCGGCGCCGTCGGCCACGTCTTGTCCTCCGACCTGAAGTCGGCCTCCGACCTCATCCCCCTCGATGTCGCGCAAGCGATCGTCGATGGGCTTGAGGACTCAGGCTGCTTCCTGCCGGCGGAACTCCACGGCCTCCGTCTTGGGACGGGGCCCGTAGAGGTGACGTGGCCCGACGGCGAGACGGCAGTGACCCGTCGTGGCATCCTTATGGGATTGCCTACGACTTGGTCGCTGCTGTGTCTTTACCACGGGTGGGCCTGGAAACAGGCCACCCTGGCGAACACTGGTCCCGTAGCGCGGCAAGCCGTCGCACGCATCTGCGGCGACGACCTGCTGGGAGTCGCTACGCCTTGGTGCCTGGACGCCTACGAAGCAGCGATGCTTCGTACTGGCGCCCAGTTCTCCAAGGGCAAACACTTCCGTTCCCGGAACAGGGGAGTTTTCCTCGAAGTCCTTTGGGACTTCGCGGGCACGCCCGAGACACTGATGGATGGTTTGGTCCCCATCTATCGTACGGTGTCTCGGAGAGGAGGCGGTCAGAAGAACCGCAGGAGGATCTTGGTAAATACTGTCAAGGTCCTCCGGGTCACCCGGACTCGCGCCCACCACTCTATGCCTCTCAAAGGGCTTGTGGTAGGCGACGCGCCATTCGGTCACGGCCCCGCAGAGGCGCCGGACTGGTGGCTGGCAGGAGTGGCTGAGACAGACTATCTCAGACACTTCCGCCCCCGGATGGTCCACGCGGTCGCCCGTACCCTACGACGGCGTCTGCCAGACGTCTTCGAAGGTATGGGTGTTCCGCCCTTCCTCCCTCGCGAGCTTGGAGGGGCCGGCTTGGCCGGTCCCCCTTCTACTCGGCGCGTGCCCCCATCTCATCTTCGCGCAGTAGCTACACTCCTCTACGGTCAGACTAGCCATCTGACATCCTTTGAGAGGGTGTGGCGGGAAGCCCCCCGCAACCGGTTCGACCGCTCGGCGGCTCGACAGGTTGAGGAGGACTTCTCGAAGCTACTGACGCGCCTTAACGGCCTGCCAGGCCCACCTGACTGGGTCCCCCTCGGTGATCCCGAGGAGATTCGACAGTCGGCGACGCGGCGCATCTCGCAAGAGATGTCCCTCGCCTTCGGGGTCGACGGTACTGACCTCGCGGTCAGATATCCCCCAATCCAGGAGGTGTGCAGGCGGATCGTTAAGGTGCGTGCTACGATCCTGAACACGGGCTGGAAATCCGCTCGTGCAGTATCGAAGCCAGTGTCAGAGATGGTTGCTCGTTGGAAAGCGTTGAGGGGCACACTTGTCTTGTGGGCCCCCCTCTACGTGACCGACGAGGGCTGGGATGCTTCCCCTGATTCCACGCCTAGGTATAACGAATACCTAGTCGAAAAGCCTAATACTCCGTTCCTTAAAACCTGGCGGCGATTTGCCATCGCCGCCGTCTCGAGGGAGTCCCCTTGGTGGATTGACTACGTCCTTCCACCGGGGAGGTTTCCCCCGAGCACCTACGCCGCCCCTTTCGGGTG